ATGTAACATTATAACATTGCGTAACGATATAACATTACATTGGCCCGCGCCGATGCGCCCGGCCTCGATCGATCGGGCCGGCGCCGACGCGCCGATGCGCCTGCCGCCAGGCGACGCGGGTGTTATCAGCATACCAAATCAATAGACTTTTAAAAGGCCCGACAAACGCAAGCTAAAGGAACAATGTGCGAACGATTGGAAAAATCGAGAAGTCGGCGCGAAGCTTTTGTCCGGGCGCCCGCGCGACGCAATAAACGCGGGCTTAACCATGTCGGGGCGATTTCTGGGCAGTCTGGGTCAAATGGTCATGGGGGGGAAATCGCCGTATAACTTTTGTAACGTATTCACATAGTTCTATTTTCTAATCTTTAACCGTTTCAATAACAACTAACCCAACTAACCCAACAGATTGAAATAAAAGCAACTCGCCCCGCCCAAAAATCGCCCAACCCCTGACCATTGCGCCCAACATAAAAAAGTTCTTGACAACATGTTGGGCAAGTCTATTCTGTAACATATACACACAACGAAGGGGCTAACAATGAACGCACAACATATCCTCGAGCTACTCGCGACGGCGCTACTGGCCGTCGTCGCATTCACTCACCTCATCCCGTCACTGATCTAAAGGAGAGACAGCTATGCGATTCACGGTCACCATCTTCGAGTCTGTTACCGCGCCAGACGCAGAAGAGCAGGCGCGCGCGACGTGGCATCACTTCGACGGACTGTCTCTGACGCAGGCGTGGCGCATTGTGACGCGTCACGCGCGGCGCGGCCGCAATCGATTCGGCGGCGACATTGTGCGCCATAACTGGGGCGCGCGCGGCGGCGACTTCCCGCACAACTATAGAAGCGCCACGATACGCCTTGACACGTTCTGAGGCGCATACGTAACGTATACACACAACGGAGGCTAAACTAATGAAGCAAACAGCAATACCTCAATTGATCTCGCTCGGTTTCACGAACGACGACGCTAAGGCGTTACGTCGAATCGCCATGCAGTTGCATCGCTGGCATGAATTGGAGTGCGGCGTAGACGGCGGGGGCGTGGAACGCGACCAGGAAACCGGCCGCTGTTACTGGTATTCCAGCTACACGGGCCGCCGCACGCCGACAGCCGACCGTGAGACAGGCGCATTGAAGCGCCTGGCCGCGCTCATGAGCCGTTACGCCCCGCTTGCCTACTACGTGCAAGGCGACCCCCGCGGCGCGGCGGTCTACGTGCTACGCCCCGGCGACGTGCCGGAGGGCAAAGAGGTTGACAGCTACTACTCCCGCGGCGTCGCGGTCTACTGAAGGAGAGAAGACAATGAACATCAAAGAATGGATGGACGCGCAATGGCAGTCCAAGGGCGTCTTTCATGCCGCCAATGGTAACGTATTCACACTGTCGGAAGACGGCCGGCCGCAGGTCAAGGCCGGCGCGACGTGGCAATATACCAGCAAGGAAACCAAGCGCCGCCAGAAAGGCCTGGCGATGTATAATCCGAAACTGCGCGAGATTATCCTCGCCGAGGCGACGCGGGAAATGCGGAACATGGAAATTCCACCTAAGACGTGGAAAGACGACGCCACCGTAGAATTGCGCCCGCACTACACGTGGCCAAAGGCCGATACAGCGCCCGAGCCCGTCGCAGCACCCCGCAAACGTGTCTCCCGTAAGCGAATCGAGGCCGCCGCGGCTATCCTAGCCAAAGTGCCCGAAAACGAACTGACGGCCTTCCTAAGCCGTTTTGGACTAACCCTATCAGCCGCCGCGACTATCGCCAGCCTAGGCGACGTTGAGACAATGGCGCGCGAACTATTGAGGGCTTCACTATGACAGCCGTTTATACTGTCCGGTTTACGATAGATGTTGAAGCGGAAGACGCGATACACGCGGCGGAAATCGCGTGCGCGCAAATATCTGATTCGCAAACCTGCGAGGTCATGAGCGACAAAACCGGAAAAATAACAGCCGTGAGGGTAGAAAAATGAACCATATCGTTTACGAATTGGACGAATTCCAGCCGTGGCCGGGCCAGGCCTGTTACATCTATGGAACGGCCGTGATTTCATATGAATATGAAAAACCGGACCATAGCGTCGGCTATCGTGGGGGCGTTTGCGGGTTCGAGCTGCAAAGCCTGGTCATTAGCGGCGACAAGGAGCCCCTTATCATTCCCTACGGCACGCAATTCTTTGACGTTGTAGACCGCGCGCTTGCGGCGTCTGATCATGTCGCGCAGAAATGCCAAGAGGATTGGGAAAATGATTGACCTGAACTGGCAAGAGGTGGCGGCCGTTCTGGCCGCCCTTAACCAAGTGAACCGCACGCCAGCGCAAGAGGCGCTGCGCGCGTCCCTTCAGGAGGCGTATGACAACGCCGCGGAAGAATATTGGAGCGAAAGATGGGCAGGATGAAAGATTATTTCGAGTTTTCGCAACTCTTGCACTGGCTGTCGGAAGACGCCTTGCAAATCATGCTGGACATGGAGTCGGAAGAATACCGGACGCTAATAATCAAAAGGGAAATCGAGGCACGCCATGTTAACCCCGCACCAGGAACGCCAAGCGCACGAACTACACGAACTGATTCGGGAAATAGCGGCAAAGCATAACATCTCCACCGAACAGTTAATCGGTCATAACCGCCGCGCGGGCGTCGTATGGGCTCGATTCGAGCTTATGCACCGCGCGCGGCACGATTTGGGGATGTCCTACAAGCTGATCGGTCGCGTTCTAGGCGGCCGCGACCATACGGGAATCATGCACGGAGTAAAAAGATATGAAGATTGGCGAAGCCATGGCAACCTTGCTAATCGTCCTGCTCGAGATACTACTGGGGCTTAAATAATGACACACTGGGAAACGCAGTTCGAGGAATACGGGGCGATTGTGCCGGACATGCCGCGCGACCAGCCCTGTTATGAGGTCAACGCGCCCTTGTGGGCATTCTGGCGGCGGGTGAAGCCTGGCGCGACGGAGCATCCCATAATGACAGAACAGGAAATAGTCCGGCGGCTTGACCTTATCTATTTCGGAGACGGGACTTGTAACAGCGGGTGACGAATGGTAAAGATCTTTTCGACGCCACCCCTTTGGGCGTCACCTCCCTTGAAACTGGAGCCGGGCGAAAGCCCGGTTTTCTTTTATGCAGGAAGCAGAGTTCAAGCGCCGGCTAAAAGCGCTCCAGCAAGAGGTGACGGAAGCCTATCTGAAAGGCTACGCGGAGGCGCGCGACCGGGCGCAATGGAACCTCACGGCCGCCTATGAAGAGAACGAGCGCTTGCGGCTGGCGCTGGCAGAGCTAAGAGAACGTCTGGCCGTGGCCAAGTCCGTCGATTAGGCTCCGGGCCTCTTCGTGAGCCTTGCAAAGCCGGTCGACCGTCTCCGCCGGGCAATCGTCATCGCCTGGCGTCGCCGCCCAATCCAGGTATTCCTCAACGGCTTCCGTCAATTCCGCCAGCGTCGCCATGAAGATGGGAAAAGCGTCAACCTTTGAGGGGAACGACATTAGGGGCCTCCCGACCTTCACCCGAGATTCGCGCCAGCTCGCGCCGCACGTCAGACCGCGACCAGTGTCGGAGCGCGGGGCGCACGAAGCAATGTTTCTTTGAGGGGAAGTCGGTCGCATGGCAGAGCCCCTTGTCGATCCATCCAGCCTCTTTTAGCGCGTGAAATAGCGCCGGCTGGACAACGCGAACCGAATTGTTCGTGGCCTCGGTTAACGTCTTACAAAGCGTATGCCAAGGGCCGGCGATAACGTCGGCATTGAACGGGGCGCGACCGGCCTCGATTTCGTGGTAGACGTAACCTTCAGCGCTGCTCATGCCGACGTAAATAAGCTTCTGCTTATACTCGGTCATGGGTGGCATGGCCTGGGGGCCGAACTTTGACACGTCGCGAGCGTGCAACCACCCGGCGACGGCCTTGAACCCGCCGGCCTTATACCAGCCCCACAGCGCCGCCGCGGCGTCATAGGTCATTTTGGGGGCGTCGGACCAGACGCAGAACCAGCGCCGGTCGTCGGAGTCGAGCGTGATCGGCATGTCCTCGTTCGTGAACGCCAGCATGAAAATCCGATTCACCATGTCGTAGGGGTGCAAGCCCTTGCGGTTGATCGATAACATCTCGGGCGGGGCGGCGATGATCGGCTTGAGACGATTCGCCAGCACGCGCCGGTCGGCGGCGTTGGGCTCCTTCAGTTCGTTCAGGACGACGATCTCGGCCTCTAGCTGGTAACCCCACTGGCTTGACAGGCTATCGTTGTCGATAAGACCCTTGTTCTTCTCATGCGGGCCGCACACGGACCATATAAACGGAGCCCACATAGTGTCTTTGCCGCAGCCGCCCTTGCCGCCGTGCAGGACGGCATGGTTGATCTTGACGCGCGGGTTCTGGACCTTGAACGCCATAACGTCGAGGATATGCTCCAACTCCGCGGCCTCCGGCACCAGCCGGCGGCAGTGGTCGAGCCAGGGCGTCACGTCGCCGCCACCCGTAACCTTGGGCCGCGCGTCGCGCCAGAGGTTGCCATAGACAAGCCCGTCCTTGTGGACCAGCCATGACTCGCCGGCGGCGTAGGTCAGGCCCTTCAGGGCGTAAGCGCGCCTCGCCTCGCGATGCTCGTCAAACCACAGGGACGCCTCGACGCGGCGTGGCTTGCCGGCGGGGCCGACCGACGTGCATTCGACATGCCGGAAGATGGCGTTGAAGGCCCGGCGGCTGATCTCGCTGCAAGTGTCCTTGTCGAAGTAAGCGTCATCGTCCACGATATAGGCAAAGCGCTCATGCCAGCGTGCGCGGTCCTCGCGGCCGGCCTGCTTGGCCTCAGTCTCGGCGACCCGCGCCGCCGCCTCGTCGGGGAAGCTCTTGGTCGGCGTCAGTTTGTTGATTTTGTCCGTGTAGTCGGCGATCAGGTCATCGCGCAGTCCCGGCATGGCGCGCGGGCCGCCCTGGTCCGCAACCCAGTCGCAGAAGAACCGGCTATCCAGTTCGTCACAGTGCGCGTGATAGCAACAGAACGAACGGTCGAGCGGGCGGTAGCGAGCCTCGATCTGTCCGTCTGAATGATGTTCATGGTTCGGGCAGACAACACCGCACCAGCCTTCGGCGTTTACGTTAGACGTAACAAGCCCATGCTCGTTCAGCCAAGCGAGAACTTTATCGTTGCCAGTGTCTTTTACGCGGAACGTAATACGCTGCGCGTTACCGACTTCGCATGGCGTCACCTCGAGCGCTGCGCATATCTCGGCAAGCGTGTATTCGCGCTCGGGGTGGAACTCCACCTCGCGGCACACGAAGGCGTCGCGGCCGGGCTTGACGTTTACGGACCCCGGAAGACGGCAGTTACGCACGGCGTTGGTCGCGCCAGGGTCCGTGTAGCCGGCGGCTGCGATAGCCTCCAGCGCGGCGCAATGCTCTTCAGCCGTCGGCTGTTCGCTGTAGGCATACCAATACTGATAGTTGCCGGGGCTTGTCTCAACGATGGCCGTCGGCGGCAGCGGAGGCGTCTTGGATTTCGTGCCGATGTCGTCCAGCATCATGAATAGGACATGCGTGCAGTTGGCGACGCTGGCGCTAGGGCGCTTCAGGTCGAGCCGGTCGCAGATAAAACTGCCCGTGTTCAGGAACCAACTCTCGCCTTCCTTGCGCCGATGCGTCGGCAGGAACGCCGGCCAAGTGTATTTGGGAGAGCCGTCCTTGTGCAGCCTGCCCGTGTCGATCTGCTTGACGATCAGCGCCGTCTCGCCTTTCGGCGCAAGCGCAGTAAAATATTCAAACATTATCAGCCCCCCAAAACAGATACTATGTTTTTAACGGCGTCTTCGCGGGCCTTTATGGCCGCGTTTTTGGTGTCAAAACGGCCTAGGAACTTGCTGACGTAAGCTATTTTTATGCGCGCGCACCATTTACGCCGTCGTGAGTCCCATGTGACGCCTACAACGCCGCTTTGCCCCGCGATTCGGTTGGCGTTGTGCATGTTAAGCGACTGGCCGGCGAGGCGTAGGTTTTTTAATCTGTTGTCGCTTTTATTGCGGTTTATGTGGTCTATGTTTTCTTCTGGCCAAGCACCATGCGAATAAAACCACGCCAAACGATGCGCTTTATAAAGCACACCGTCCAGACGAATAACAACATAGCCATAAGAATCTCTGGCCCCGGCAGAACGGCCGACCGCCGCTTTACCACCGCGTCTACGCCGCCACGTAAAAACGCCCGTATCCTTGTCATAGGTCAATAGCTCTTTTAATCGTGTTTGGCTTAGCATAAACGCCTCCCGGCAAAGTTATTTACCGAACCGTATCATAACTTTGCCACTAACAGCAAGTGGGAGCCCTTCACCCCATGCAGGCGGTGTCGTCATGACTTCTTTCATGTGCGACAGCATTTTATCAGCGTCTTCCTCCGCGCACTCTACGAGAATTTCATCGTGTATGTGCGCTACGACGTTTGGAATCTTGCGCAATGCTTCCCTCAAAAGATCGTGCGCCGTCGCTTGCGTGACATTTTCTACCGCGATTCCTTTCCAGAGACGCGCGCGGGGCCACTCTTTGGCGTCGGCCGCAGGCTTCCATGACGCTTTGGAATAGGTAATCCCGTCATCTTCGAACCGGGCAAAAGGATAGCAAAGCACGCGGCCAGAAGGCAGAGCATACCAAAGGTGCTGGCCGTCGTAATAGTAGGAAACGCGGCCGGCGGTAAATATTTTCCCGCGGTTCCGTAGCGCCCGCGTGTATGCCGTCTCAAGGTCAGACCAGAAAATGGCGGCCCATGGGTTTGCGCTACGCCAGCCATTTATGGCGCGCTTAACCTCGGCGTCTGACAGCCGAACGCCGTAAATACGGGCCATCGCATTAAACGCGCCGGCACCCCCGGCGAATGAAAGTGCCAATTCTTGGACTTTCCCTACTTGGCGCTGTTCGGATTTATTGGTTTCTTTGTATTCGCGCTCTATGTCGGCATACGCACGGTTAAATGTCGCCGCCGCATTCACAATATAGGGGTCAAGACCATCCCTGAAACATTGGAGCTTATCTTCGCTGGTCGCTGTATCAGCCAGCCAAGGATTGACGCGGCCTTCTATAGCGCTCCAATCATAACCTACAAATACGTGGCCCCGCGCGGGCATGATCGCCGGGCGCAACATTCCTTTTAGAACATCTGTAACGCGGCGACCAAATTCAGGGACAATTCTATGGCCCCGAACCATCGCGGTTCGCACGGCTTCAGGGTCTTCGGCGCATCTACGCGGGGCGTTGTGCAATTGAGCGCCATAAGAGGAGGCGCGTCCGGTCGCGGACCCTCCGGCGAAAACGAAAGCGCCTCTAACACGTCCATCCAGACTAGCGAGGCCAGCAAGACGCTCAAACTTAGCGACAGAAGAAGCCCAAAGATCGTCAGCGCACTGAATAACTTCTTTAACATCGGGGGGCACCTGTTCTGGATCGTCAATGGCCAAGAGATTCGCGCGAACGGTCTTGTCGATGGAGAACTTATCCGCCCGTTCCATCAGCTTCAACGCCTCGGGGCCAACGCGGTCCATCACCCACAACCGCATCCTGGGGCTGCGCACGGACAGGATTTCGCCCCTTGTGATGGTCCGCACCGTCTCCTCGATCTCGGCCAGTTCGGCGGCGGCGTATTTGACCGCAGCTTTACAGAGCGCCACGTCGACCATGACGCCGCGGTCGTTGATCCGTTCGTTGACGTGGTAGTCCTCCAGTTCCTCCGGCGTCAGTTCGCGCATGGACTGACTGACAGCGCGCATGGTTCGCACGTCCTGCTCGCAATACTGGATCAGTTCGGGGATGAGATCGTCTTTATAAGGCGGGATACAGCAAGCCCGCACAAGAGCAGCGCCACGATGATCCTTGCGCATACTCGTTCCAGCAAAGCGTCCAACATCTTCTAGGCTCCCAGGCGCGCAGTTGGCGCGGGCTTGCGCCGCCGTGCAGTAGAACTGTTCCAGTGGGATAGGCATCTTCAGCACATGCCAGAAGATCAGACGCTCGAACGCGGCGTTATGCGCGCGTATCTGCCCCTCGATCTTCGGCATGGGCTCGCCGGGCCGCCATGTGCGGACAGGCTCGTCGTCGTAAGCGTAGGACATGCACAAGACTTGCGTCGACGGATGACGTGAATAATTGTAGACTCCTTCTGTTTTCAAGTCGCATTCCGACTTTGATTCAAAATCACACCAAAATATGAGCATAGGTTTTCCCTGATTTTATGTTTGATATAGTGTGCCTGTCGACATCATATTTACGTGCTAGATCACATACGGATTCACCTATTTTAAGTGACCGCTTTATGTTTTGTGCTTCCTCAAAAGAGAACGCGCCTGTTTCGTGTAAGACACGTCTATCCGCTCGATTTTCTTTCACGGTGCCCCACCGTAAATTTTCTATTCTGTTATCAGAAGCAACGCCGTTTAAGTGACGACATTCAACGCGGCCAAGTATATTAGGCGGCGGCGCAAAAGCGCGCAAAACTAAAGTGTGGACGTAGTTTGTCTTGCGGCGCAATTTTACTGTGCAGTGACCGCTTTTTGTGCGCGATATTTTTAGCCAGCGCGATCTTTTATGATCGAACACACGGCCATCTGACGTAACAGAATATCTATCATCTATAGCTTTCACCATCTTATTCTCCGGCAGATCGCACTCGCTGGCTGTCTCAAAGTCGACCCAGAAGATCATCCCTTCTCTCCATTCAGCGCGGCGCGGGCGCGCTCGACGCCGTTTTTGTAATCAACAAGCATCTGCTCAAACATCTTATTACTTGGCGCACCTTTCTTGCCTCCGCTTTCAAGAAGCGACACGGCTGCGATAAGGTTGACGGTAGCGTCTTTCAGCACCGCCTCCAGTTCCGCGATGCGGGCGCGGTAATCCTTGCTGATTGCTTCTTCTGCAATGACGAGAGCGGCGCGGGCTTCCGTCCGATACTCGTTCTGAATATGTAGCGGTTGATCTGAAAACTCATAATGGTCCGCGTCCCACTCTGTCGCATGAATTGCACGCGCCATGTCCTCAATGAGCTTCTCGCGTTCTTCTTCAGTCATCGCTGGGCTCCATCATCTCTTCAATGGGCTCCATCATATTTTCAATAGTCAGGCGGCCTACGAATTTGGGCTCCAGAATGTCCCGCAATGCATCGGCAAAAGCCCAACTTACGTTGGAGATATGGACTATACGTTTGTCGGTCACGTAATTAGTTTCGACTAATTCGTATCGGTCACTCATCACTTCTCTCCCTTCAGCGCGGCGCGGGTCATGCTTCCCTTCCAATCTTCATCTCGGACATTTCTATTTGAACCATCGCTGCAATGCCCGTCACTCCAACCCTCGCGGTATGCGTCCTCAACAAGCGCCTCCAGTTCCGCGTCGCGAACGTGAATCACAATGTCCCATCGTTCTTTGCGGATCGCGGTAGTTAGAGCGTCAGCTATTTCAACCAAGATGGACTCGGCGGCGGCAAGTTCGTCCCGCAACGCATCTTGCTCGGCGTATAGCGCCAAAAATTTATTTTCGTCTGGCTCCATCTGAGCCCGCGCCCTGTCGCGTTCTTCCCGTGTAGCGGCAAGTTCGGCGCGGAGGCGTTCGATTTCGGCGGCGGCTGAAACGTGAAGTTCCGCCATGCAGATGCATTTGTCTTCCAATTGCGCGGCGTCGCGCAGCCGCGCTACGATGTCGTCAGTCAACGTAAGTCCTCCCGGATGATCCACACAAGATACGCAACAAACGCGGCTACAAAACCAAACACGACTACGGCGGCTATAAATTCGTCGTTCATATCCTCACCCCCGCTTGTCTCAGTAGCTCGGCGCTGCGTTCGTCTGCGGCGCGGTGACCGCTACCGCACCCGCGCAAGTTGACTGGGTAACGTCCGAATCGCACGCCGATCCGCGCCGCTCGTTTCTTGACGCACTCCTTCGACACGCCCATGAGCGCGGCGGCCTGTGTGCTACTCAACTGCGACGCAGCCAGAAACGCCAACCGCGCGTCCATCTCGGGTGTCCATGTCAGTCTTTGCACGTTCGCGAGCCCTTCTACCGTGTAACCTTCTGCATCCAACGCACAGATTTGTCTTTGCATACCGCAGACCGCCATGCCCATTGGCGCAGTCACGGCCGACATAAAATTCAGTCGGCGGTTTAGCTTCAGGAGGTCTGTCAGGTAAAGCTAGGCGCTCTTCCGGCTTCATTGCCTCTATCCGACGGCAGCCATGTAAAACCGTCGTGTGGTCGCGCTTGAATGCAAACCCTATCGCAGTCCAAGACCGTTTAGTCTCATTGCGCGCCCGCCACATGGCGTATTGGCGCAACTTACGAACGCGCGCCGTGTTATCTTTGGCTAGTAGCTGTTCAACCGTGTAGCCGCCGCGCGCGGCCTCTTCGCGTATGATGTCAATGATCTTCATCTGAAAAAAGCGGGGGCTTTCGCCCCCACTCTCCCTATTATCCGCGACGACGACGGCCGGTTTTCGGTGCGGCGTCCTCGGCGGGTTCGCCTTCCAGCGAAATCCACTCGATGATGTCAAACACTGGCGTGTAAACACGGCCGTAGCTCTTGTGCTGATAATATTCCGAGCCCAGCCTCACGACCGCCACCGGCGCATCCTGATTCTGCTCCACCTGATCGGCCACCTTCATGGCAAGCTGGTGCATCGCGCGCTTACCGCCCACTGACGTGACCGTGTAACGCGCCTCGACGCCCTTGTCCTCGCCAGAGAGGCACTTGACGCTCATACCGATCTGCGGCTCCCACCCACGCTTAGCGCCAGGCGGCGGCACGTCCAGTTCGGGAAGCGGCTCCGTAATGGACACCATCTTCTCGCCAAGCACCTCGCCTTCGCCCCAAGCGATGAAACCGTGGACGAACGAGAACGGATTGACCGCCCAGCGCCCCTCCTTGTCGATCTCAGTCTGGTCCGCGCCGTAGACCCAGTGACCGGTCTTGTCCATCTTCAAGATGACCGAGCCGACACCGGCGTCAACGTCGAGGCTGCGCAGCGACGCCGCAAGCGACGTAGCGGTGGGCAGGTTGGCGTTGCCGAACTTTACAATATTGGACATCATTAGACCTTTCGATTAGCGAGAATAAGCTTTGCCCTGGAGATATAACACCGCCGCTTTCGCAAGAAGTAGATACCGCCAATCGTCAAGCGGTTCATGCTCATGCGGCGGCTGCGTATCGACACTCTTTAGCGTGCGCGCTAGTTTTTCAGTTATAAAATCATGCGCGTGTGCCATATAGAACGCGCGCTTTTCATCATAACTGCCAAATGTGGCATCTAGCTTTTTTCTAGCCTCTACCTGTTCATCTGACATTACTTCACCTCAAGTTTAGAGAAGGCGCGACGGATGTCGCCACCTATTTGCAACACCGCCGGCCGGGGATCGCTCTCCGGCGCGAGGGTGTTACCTGACGAGATGGCGACTGTTAAATCTTCCGGCAGTCTGAGTTTGTGCTTCTTCAACACTTTCTCTGTCTGCGCCGGGGATTTCAGTTCCATCAATTCCGCGGGATTAAGTCCCATTTGTCTAAAAGCGTCTTTAGCTTTTCCCTCGTCGGCCCATTGTCTTGTGGCGCGCTTGGGGACGAGCTTCCATCCTGGGACGGCGACATTGTTCTCCAGCATCGTTTGGGCCAGTTCACGCACGCCTTTCGCCCAATCTTCCGCAATCGCCGCCATTTCCAGAGCATCTGACAGTTTCCTTGTGTCAATCGCCTTGATCTTCGTCGCAACGGCGCGCTCCAGCTTGCCGGTCAATAGCGGACAGACAGGCTTGGCCGCGCACCAACGGCAGTGGTCGCCAGAAGCGTAGGGCGGGTCAGACTTGAACGACGCCTGCACGGCGTCATACAGCGTGCGTTCAAACTCCTTGATGCGCGCCTTCGTCGTCGTCCAGCGCTTCACATACGGCGGCTGCACGATGATAAGCTCAATCTCATCAACGCCATCAAAAACCCAAGCAAGTTCCTTCGTCCGCATCCCTGCGGCCGTGTAGAACATAAGCTGCTCGTTTTCTTCTACGTCTACGGCGACGCCATCCCCGAACTTCCAGTCGAGGACTACCGCACGGCCATCCACACGGCCAACGAGATCGCAACTACCGTAAACTCCGGCAAGAAACTCATCAAAGTGAACATTAACCTCTGTGGCGAACTCAAGACGCTTATCAGGGTCTATCTGATCGAGCGCGTCAAGCGCAAAGATCAGCTTCTCATTGTCTGCGTAGTCTTCGACGCTGTCGCCGTGCGACAGGATCATGTGCATGGCGTTGTGGAGGCGCGAGCCCTCTTCAGCGTGCTTGCTGGTCGGTTGCGGCGGCATCTCGGCGACCAGCTTACGCGACGCAGGACACCGAATTAACCGTTTAGCTGTAGACCCACCTACTATGGCGGAATGTGACATGACTATACCTCACCGTTGCATAAAAAATCTTCTAGCACTGATTCGCGCGCCATGCTAGACATTTTTTGACGACAGGAGCAAAAACATGTTGACTCAACAACAAGTCATTGATCTTTTTGCGTATGAAGACGGACAGTTAATATACCGACAGACTCGCAAAGGTCACAAGCCGCTTGCCGGCGGGCTTGCCAATACTGGTTATTGGCGCGTCAACATAAACGGTAAAAAATATCAGGCCCACAGACTGATTTACCTCATGTTTCACGGTCATACACCGACGTTTGTTGACCACATTGACGGCGATAAAACTAACAACAAAATTGAAAATTTACGCGCTGCAACGCGAGAACAAAATCAGCATAATCGTAAAGTCAGGCGCGATAATATAAGCGGGGCTAAAAATGTCCGGTGGGATAAGAAAGCTGCTAAATGGCGCGTTATTGTAAGCCGGCCACACAGTAAACAGCAACACATAGGATTTTTTGACGACCTAGACTTAGCCAAATTTGTCGCCTCTGAACAGCACGATAAATATCATGGGGAATTTGCGCGCCATGAGTGATCTGGAGCGGGACATAGAGCGTTATTTCGTCAAATGTGTGCAAGCCGTTGGCGGCAAAGCATATAAGTTTGTCTCGCCGTCGAATCGCGGCGTGAGTGACCGCGTTGTCTGCTTCGCGGACGGGTCAACGCACTTTGTCGAGCTAAAGCGCCCCGGCGGCAAGTTATCGCCGCTGCAACAACGCTTTGCGTCTGACATGCGCGAAATGAACCAGAACTACGCCTGCTTATGGTCTAAAGAGGACGTTGATAGATGGATTTGCGCCCATACCAGCACATTGCCGCCGATTTCCTCTTCGCCCATGATCGGGCAATGATCCTAGCGCCGGTTGGCGCGGGCAAGACGGCAATCACGCTTACGGCCATGACTGAATTGACCGTGCGCGGGTATTGCGACCGTTGGCTGGTCCTCGCGCCCAAGCGCGTCTGTCTGTCCGTCTGGCCGGTCGAGGCGCAGAAATGGTGCCCTGAGTTCAAGATAGCCGTTGCAGTCGGCACGCCGGCGCAACGCAAAAAAGCGTTTGAGTCCGACGCCGATATAGTCGTCACCAACTACGACAACATCCCGTCGATAGATACCAAGGACTTCGATGGCGTTGTCTTTGACGAACTGACGCGGCTTAAGAACCCCAGCGGCAAACGGTTCAAGCATCTGATGAAGATACTGGATCAGTTTGAAATCAGGTGGGGCTTGACCGGATCGTTTACGTCGAACGGCTTAGAAGACGTATTCGGCCAGTGCAAGGTCATAGACCAGACACTACTTGGGCGGTCCAAGGGCGCGTTCCTGCAACAATACTTCTACTGCGTCAATCGTGACTACGGCGAGTGGTCGCCGTTGCCGGGCGCGCTACCCAAGGTCATGGACGCGATCAAGCCCGCGACTTATGTGCTGGAGCCTGGCGAGTATAAGGACAAGCTGCCGCCGCTGCATGTCGTTGAGATGCGATGCGAGCTAGACGACCGCGCGCCTTATGAGGCGATGAAGAAGGACTACGTGCATGAGGAGATCACCGCTCCGACGGCGGCTGCTCTTACAAACAAACTTCAGCAGCTTACCTCCGGCTTCGCTTATGGTCCTGAAGGCAACGCTAGATGGTTCGGGCGTCAAAAGTTCGACACCCTCCAAGACATCCTCGATGAAAACCAGCACGATAACACCATCATCGTCTACAACTACAAGGAAGAATTAGCGGAGCTTCAGCGCCAGTTTAACGTCAGCACAATTGACGAGCCCGACGCTGTTGAGCGCTGGAACAAAGGCGAAATAGAACTGTTGGCCATCCACCCAAAGAGCGCCGGTCACGGGCTGAACCTCCAATACGGCGGCAACAAGATCGTGTTCCTGTCCCTGCCGTGGTCGCTGGAGCTATTCGAGCAAACGGTCGGCCGTCTGCATCGCAGCGGACAGACCAAAGATGTCTGGTGTTATGTCCTGATGTGTAATAAAACTATTGACGAGCGCATATTCAGCGCGTTACACGACAAGAAATCTTTAGCGGAGTTGGCACTTGCCGAACTATCTAACCTGGATTGAGCTTAATGATCGGCTGGCCGATCTTACCGAACAAGAGGTCTTGGACCTTTTGGAAGACGAAAAGCGCAACGCGCGGCGCTCGACCGTCTTAGTGCGACTGCACCAACGCTACACGGTGCTGCGCATGTTACGCGAACGCGCGGAACTTACGGAGCTTATAAATGAACCCTCATGAACTGCTTAACCAAGCCGCCAATATCATTAGCGCGCGGGGTGAAGGCTACGGCGGAATTGAAAACAATTTCCAGCTTACGGCTGATCTTGCGTCTCTGCGGCTAGGCCGAGAGTTCCATCCATACGAGATTGCCGTCATTCTGGCTTGCGTCAAGAACGCCCGCGCCTTTGCGTCGCCGGCGCACCTTGATAGCCATATTGACGCGGTGAACTACGAACTGTTTGCCGCGACGTTTGCTGACGACTACATGGCGTCGAAGGCTGGCGCGGAACATATCGAGTATAAGAAGAAGGCGGATCGTAAGCCCGCGAAGGTGATGGCCGAGAAGCTGGTCGATCTTGCGGAGATTTTTTGATCTGCGAACGGCGGGGGTTAGCCCCCGCTGTCACCGCAAAACATTTTCTTTAACCCACTCCCAACGACCGCCTGTGGCCAGCCAACCAATAGCCCCGAACAACGCCACAACAAGAGCGCCGATCTTGGCCAGAGCCCAATTTACACCGTCAATTTGCCCGGCGTGGCGCGCGTCGCCCAGTTTCAGGTCATCAATAGCCGCTTCAATTGCTTCGATCCGCGCCAGTGACGACTTGATATGCTGAATCTCGACTTTATCCGCCGCGCTATGCTCAATGTGCATGTCTCTGATCTGGCGCAGTTGATCCAGTATGATCTCGCACTCTCTTGAAGCGTCCGGCATTATTTCCCCCATCCACAGCGCAGCGCAACGCCGACCGCATTATGTTCCTTGATCTGAGCAATAGTAGGCTTGGTGTCGTGCTTTGACCAGTAGATGGCTCTTGCCGCCGAACAGAACGAGTTAGTCGCGGCGGAATCCGTCGTCGTCTGACACGCTGTTAGGATCAGTGGCAAGAGTAGCGCGAATAGCTTCACGGGCGGCAACGGCCACGCGAGCGTCCCTGACCTGCGCCGACAACTCTTTGAGTTGCTGTTGTGTCTTTCCCGCATCGATCAGTTGCCTTGCATAAAGCCATTCAAAAACCTTGCCCGCGAGCGCAAACAACCCGCTAACAAGGCTTAATAGAGATGCGACCATAGGTGCAGTCCTAGCTTAGCCAAATGCGCCCCGGCCGCCGCCGCCAGACCTGCAAGGATCATAATGCAGATCATGCCGAAGTGATCGGGATGCATCATCACTGTTGCCTGTCGCCGCCGGTAACATTCCAGTCCTTGGCCGCTATAAGGCCAATTCCAATGAGCGCGCCCTGTAGATCGGCGAAGTTGAGCGTCTTCGTCTGCCATGCGTTCCAAAGCACGCCGAGCAGGGCCAGAACGCCAGGAACAGTCGTCATCCAGTTCTTCATCTTGTGCTTCTCCTATCGGCAGGGGGTCGAAGTATTGTCGAGGACAACGCACTTGGCGACGGTCGAGCAGCCCGCAAGCGAGACGATAACAGCGGCGCATACGGCAAGCGTCAGCATCGACCAGAAGGCCGAGACAGTGGCGTCGCGGCGTTCTCTGGGGTCAGACGTGCCAAGCGACATCGTGCTGGCGACGCCGAACAGCGCCGAGAACAGCGCAATGACGCTGGCGAAGAGAATGCCGACAATCTTGATGCTGCTCATGGCTGGTTTTCCAATTGGAAATGTGGCCCGTCCACAATGGATTTCCACGAACCGCCCCAAGTGACTGTGACGCCGGCGGCTTTGGCGGCCTTTTGCACGGCCGCATTGATAGCTCGGTAATCGGCCAGATTCCACGAAACCTTGCCGCCTGGCGTAGCCACCACGTCTACGGCCTTGCCGCGCAGATGGTATGAGTTCATCGTGCGGCTCTTGCCCGTGCTGACAAGGTAGCGCTGGCGCTCGCGAGTGCGGAGCCCCTCCGTGATCTCGAACGGGATCGTCTCCCGCGCCGCCTTCATCACCGCTACGAGGCGGGGGTCAACGCCGCTCATGCGGCGGATGCTGGTCGTGTTGAACTTGGTCATCGGGCCATCGCGTTTCTGTTTTCGCCGCCCCCCAACGCATTCTGAACGGTGACGGCGGCCGAGATTTCAGGTGAATATTTGCGGATGTCTGCCCGCACCTCGCGGCCTTTTTCGCGTATCTTTGTGCCAGTCGCCTTGCTCTTCTCCGCGTAAGCAACAGCGTCTTCAATCACTTGCGCGGCCTGTTGCGGGTCCAGCATCTCGGTTGCGATCTGGATGGCGAGCCGGCGGTCGATCTTACGCTCCAGAGAGCTTATGACCTTATTCGCCACGTTGAAAACGCGGTCCATAAGATTAGCCCGCGGAAGCTGCACGGCACGACCGGCCTCGGGGCCGGCAGTCGCCGCCGCGCGGGCCATACGGCTGGCTTCCGCCTCGCGCGCCAAATCGGCGCGAATAGCGTCTACCTTACGCACCTCGTCAGGCGTCAGCACGTCGGACAGTTTCTCATACCGCGGTGCGCCCTCAAGCGACCGTTTGATCGTAGTCGGCGCTTGTTCGACCGCGGTAGAGAAGACGCCCGCGCGTTGCG